CCCAACGTCGTCCGCAGCGAAAATCATGCGAAAACTTAAAGTGGCAACGACCGAAGTCATTGACGGGGTCAAGCAGATGCGCAAGCCGCTGGTAGTATTTGACGATCTAAAGAAAGCACTCAAGAAGGTCGATCCCGGTGATCAGCTTCCGATATTGGAGGCGATATTCGGGAAGAAACCGGCAGCTAAGGCTATTAACCTTATCGACCAGTCCGGCGAAGCCGTCAAGCTGCTTCAGGACCGACTACTTGACTACGGCGGTACAGTTGACAGAGTCGCCCGCCAAAACCGCGACACCGTGGCTGGTAGCTTCAAAGCCCTACTATCCGCCATTGAGTCAGTCAAGCTCTCTATCTTCTTGGCCAACAAGGGGCCGATCAAGGATCTCATCGACAGTATGACCAAGTGGGTCCGGCTGAATGAGAAGCTGATTGCAAGCAAGGTCAACGTCTTCATCAAGAAGATTGTCGACAATTGGCCCGGTATCATCAAGATGGCCAAGGCCATTACAGTCTTTACGGTAGGCATCACCGCCTTGATCGTCGTGCTCAAGATCCTGGTAGGCGTCATGACCGTCGTCAACTTAGTAATGGCTGCAAACCCTGCCGTCCTGATCGCTGGGGCTATCGCGCTGCTCATCATAACAATCATGGCCGCTGTTATCGCGGTGGTATTATTCTCCAAAGAGCTAGAGAACTGGTGGGACAGCCTAGGATTCGGCTGGAAGCTTCTTATTGGGTTAATCGGTGGGCCCTTGTTCCTTCTGATGATCGCAGCAGCGAAACTCAAAAACCACTGGGAACCTATCAAGGCTTTCTTCGCATCACTCTGGGACAGCGCTATCGAAGGCGCAAATAAGTTCATTGAGATCCTGAAGCACATCTCAGGGCTTAGCCTCGCCAAGCTCGTCTACAGCAAGCTAGTTAGTGACAAGGGTGGCGACACGCAGCCTGGCGGCAATGCCGGCGCATCCCCCACCCCTCAGGTCATCGGCCCTCAAGAGCGGGCGCAGATCACCGAACACCGCACAACGAAGCGCTCAGAGCTCACGATCAAGGACGAAACAGGCCGAGCATCATTCACGAGCGGTGGCGATGACGACAGCCTAGAACTCATACAGTCGGGAGTGTTTTAATGGCATGGGATGACAGACTGCGGAAAGCTCAGTACGAATCCCCTACCGGGACAGTGCTCACATTTGACTATGAAGACGTTGGCTACGAGTTCACAAAGAACGGCGCCGTCTATGATTTCCCCGATGAAGCGGGGAGCTTTGTTCAGGACCTCGGCCGCAGTGATAGACGTATCCCATTGCGGATCATCGTATGGGGTGAGAATTACGACTTTGCCGCAGAAGACTGGATGGACGCTCTCGGTGAGCCAGGTATGGGTCGCCTTAGTCATCCGATGTACGGAGTTATTGACGTGGTCCCGTTCGGCCCCATCTCCCGCCGCGACAACCTCAAGACAGAAGCAAATCAGGCCACCATTGAGGTGACCTTCTTCGAAACGATCGGAGCGATTTTCCCCGCGCTTCAGCTGGATCCTGCACTGGGTGTAGTCACGGCTGTTGATGAGTACAATAAGGCGGCTTCCGACCGGCTCAAGCAGAATACAAACCTCGAAACTACCCCTGAGCAGTCGCAGCTCAAAGGCCCCTTTCAGCTACTGCTTGACTCGGTGGATGCGGAGCTTGGCGCTATTGCCGATTCTGACGCAGCCGTTAAGAGTCAGTTCGAGGCAGTCCGCGACAGTATCAACGCATCCATTGACACACTGATTGGCGATCCCCTAACCCTCGCCTTCCAGTCGTCTATCTTGATACAAGCACCATCGAGAGCATTGACATCGATCGCGGCCAGGCTTGATGCATACGGGAACCTTCTTCAGTCAGTAACGGCGCAATCATTCACAACCGGGCTCGGTTCTGCCGAGTCAAACAAATTCCATAGCGCCAACCTCTTCGCAATGACCTACGTGACTGGAAGTGTTCTGTCATCGCTCAATAATCAGTTTCAGACCAAGACTGACGCGATCTCTGCCGCTGACGTCATCCTTTCCCAGATGGATAACCTCGTTGTATGGCGCGACGATCAGTTTGAGGCGCTTGGCGAGATCGATACCGGTGAGGCTTACCAGCAGCTTCTGGAGGCCGTTGGCCTAGCTGCCGGCTTCCTGGTTGAAATCAGCTTCACTTTGAAGCAGGAGCGCGTATTCACTCTCACGGTAGCCCGCAACTTCCTGGAACTGTGCGCTGAGCTGTACGGCGGCGTTGACGATGATGCTCTCAACTTCTTTATCGACTCCAACGCGCTGAGCGGATCTGAGATCATTGAGATCCCTATTGGCAGGGATATCGTATACTATGTCTAGCTCTTACACCGTAATCAGCGGCGACACCTTCGAGACTATTGCACGGAAGTCCTACGGTACAGAGCAGAAGGCTAGCATTATCATCCAGGCCAACCCGTCGGTAAACTTCCTGACTCCTGGTATTGACCTGGTCATCCCTATGGATGCCGCAGCCCCTCGCGACCTTCCTCAGCAGGTTTCTACCGACAATCCCGACGAGGTCGCCATATATATCAATGGTAAGCGATTCTTCTTCTTCACATCCTACCGCATCACTCGCAGCATGGATGCCTTTTCAATGATAGAGCTGGTCATGCCGTATGAGCCCGATGTGGAAGCGTTGCAAGTACTGAAACCTTACGGTTACGAACTGATCGAGGTCACTGTTGCTGATGAGCGCGTCTTCGCTGGTACCGTCATCAATATACGGCCGTCCTTCACGACAACCGGTGGCAAGATGACCGTCAAGGCATACGCCGAGCCAGGAGTACTCAACGACTGCACTGCACCAGCATCCATGGCCCCGCTGGAGTTCGACGGACAGACGATCAAGGAGATCGCCGAAACCCTCTGCAAGCCCTTTGGCATTGCCGTCAAACTCCTGGCAGAACCTGGCGCCGTCTTCGACGTTGTCGGGATGAATGCAGCTGACAAGATTTTCCCTTTCCTGGTCAAACTCTGCGGTCAGCGTAATCTGATCATCACTGACGAGACCAACGGCGACCTCATTATGTGGCAGTCTGCTAAGGTGGGTAAACCTGTTGCGACGTTTGGCGAAGGGGCATCCCCTTTGCTGTCAGTGACTCCTGAATTCAGCGGGCAGGACTACTACTCACACATCACCGGCGTCGAGCCTTCACTTCCTGGGCTTGGGGGCGACGCCGTCACCGTGCGCAATGAGAAGCTGAAAGGCGTTTTCCGACCTCTGACCTACCAGACCGACGATACGGGTGGGGGAAGCGTAAAGGACGCCATCAACGCCAAAATGGGGCGCATGTTTGCCAACATGGCCAGTTACACCATCACTCTGAATACATGGCGCGACTCTAGTAGCAGGCTGTGGGAACCTAATCAAACAGTGAAGCTGACGGCCCCCAGGGCGATGATTTTCAACCCTTACGAATTCCTTATCAGGACGGTGACCTTTGAGAAGTCGGCCACGAAGTTCATGGCCAAGCTCAACCTTATCCTTCCTGGTGGATTTTCCGGCGAACAACCTCAACGCCTACCGTGGGACAGATAATGGGCACTTTTCAACAAACAGAATTACTTAAAGATGCCGGCGCAGATAAACAGGGCGACCAACACCGCGCGCACGATCGCATGATGATTATCCTTGAGGGTGACTTTACCGGCGGCGTTGTCGTGAACATTGAGACTCGACTTGATGAAAGCAGAGTCTGGCAGGTTGCGCGCGGCGCCGATGGTTCGCTTGCATCGTTCATTTTGTCTCAACCGAACTACAACTTGGTCGGCATCGTTCGCGGCTCACAGTTGCGCGCGGTGACGGTTGGCGGTGATGTTTCAACCAGCGTTACAGTGATCGCTGTTGAGTCGGCATTCAGCGACGGTCAGATGTCAGCGCTTGCATCACTTGCCAGCGCTATAAATCCAACTGGTGGAATGGATGTTAATTTACAGGATCAGACAACCAGGCCGCTGTTTTTACCATTCGTTCAAGAAACAGCCACGATAACCACATTAACAGCTCCAACGGTAGTCAATTCTCGGGTTGTCAATGTTGACGACGAAACCGCATTTTCAGATGGTGATGTAGTTGGTATTTTTGGTGGCAGTTTCTACTTTGCTACTATTGTATCAACATCCCCCGGCGTGCTGAAGATGAATGCCCCGTTGGATTTTGCGTTTCAGGTATCCGGTTCAATCGTGCAAAAAGTCAATAACGAGATGAATACTGACGGTAGTTCAACCCCCCAAGCATACAGCGCTCGCGGTGCGCCTGGCTTTGACATTGATGTCACTAGGATTTTGTTGACAATTATACTTGATAACCCTGTTGATATGAAAGGGTTTGCCGACAACGAAAACCCTTTGCCGGTTGGACTCCATTTTCGCCGCCGGGACGGGGCGTATCAAAACTTCTTCACGATACGGAAAAACATAGGTTTCGTGAAAGTTGCATATGACGTGCAAAGATATTCAGGTGAAAGTCCAAAAGACGTAGACGCATTATCTATGCGGCTGACTTTTGGCGGGCAAAACAAATTGGGGGTTGTTGTCCGTTTGTCCGGGCAAGATGACAGGCTAGAAGTAATCAATCAAGATAACTTGTCGGCTAGTGGTGATTATAGCATCAATTCGTTTCAGATAATAGCAGAGGGGCACGTAGTCGATTAATGGGCATGATAAGCAAACTACTATCGTTCGCGCGCAAGGAGGTTGGATCTGTTGCAACTGTTGATCCAGGCGGCGGCTTCAACCGGTCAGCTGATCACTTCTCTGCACCTGGCGATGATTCCTACCCATTACCTGATGATTACGTTGCCATTGTCGAGACCCAGCGCACCGGCGGAGTTGCAGCGGTCGGCTATCTTGACCCAAAGAGCGAACAGAAAGCAGAGGCCGGTGAGAAGCGTATTTATGCCCGCGATGCGGACGGCGTTGCAGTCGTTGAGCTGTGGTTGAAAGCCGATAGCAGCGCGGTGCTTTCTAATGCCCTTGGCTTGATTGAATTGAAAGCTGACGGTAGTGTTAACATCAACGGCGTG